GTTTCCCAGTCACGATCGGGGGGTATTCGTAGAGGCTCAAAAGACTTTGAGGCTATTAAAAAAGCTGCAATGGATGCGGGTGCAACTACAGAAAAAACAGCCACAGAAGCAGCCCAAGCTCTTAACTTTTTGGCTATGGCAGGGTTTAGTGCAAATGATGCAATATCTGCACTGCCTTTAACTATTGACATGGCTACCGCTTCAGGTAATGAGCTTGCAAGAACTTCTGATATTTTAACTGATTCACTTGGATCATTTGGGCTTGAATCAGATGATTCTGTACAGAAGCTAGCAAATCTCAATCGTGTTGCTGATGTGATGACTAAAACAACAGTCATTGCCAATACTACTCTTGAAGACCTTTTTGAAACTATAAAAGACTCTGCTCCTATTGCTTCCGCTGCTGGAATTAAAATGGAAACTGTAAACGCTATGGCCGCTGCTTTAGCGGGTTCTGGCATTAAAGCTACAAGAGCTGCTACAGCATTAAAAAATATTTTCGTTAAACTAGCAGCACCTACCGGAGAAAGCGCCAAAGTATTACGAGATCTTAATATTCAGATGGTAGATATGGAAGGCAATCTAAAAGATCCTCTTGATATTCTTGATCAACTGAGAGAAAGTCTTACAGAATTCGGCTCCGCTGAACAATTAAAATTAACTGAGGCAATTTTTGGAAAAATACCTTTAGCCTCAGTTTCTAAATTTTTAGATAATGGTGTAGATCAAGCCCGCAAATTTAGAATTGAGTTACAAAACGCAAATGGAACGGTCAAAGATATGGCCGCATTTATTCGTGATGATGCTACAGGCGCTTTTGATGAGCTAGTTAGCACAATTGAAGGCGTTAAAATTGATTTCTTTGAAGGCGAAAGTGGTCAAATAAAGAAGTTATTCAAGGATCTAACGCAACAGATAAGAGACAGCAAACCGGAAATTATAGGTTTCATGACAAGTTTTGCTAAGCTTTTTAAAGATGTCGTATCTACTGGAATTAAAGCCGTTAAAATTTTCCAAGAACTTGATGACCTTAGATTTTTTGCAAAAGGTGGAAAAGGTTTTTTTGGAATTAAGGGAGGCGGTGATATTGGCCGAACTCTAAGCGGCCAACCAGATCTTAGTCCAGTTGTTGAAGATGTAGAGATTGAGCCAAATTTAACTCCAATTGTTGAGCCTGTTATAATTTCACCGGTAGAGCGTTCAGAAAATTTAAGAAATGATTCTACTAATAAGGTAATTATTAGTCCAGAAAAAGGACTACAAGCCAAGCCAGACGGTGATTTAAATCCTAATGTAACGATAGAAAAAACAGGAGGATTTTAAAAAATGACTTGGGAAGGAAGACTAAAGCAAGCTGCTTATATAACTCCATCGGGTAATCGTATTACTTTTGATTATGAAGATGTAAGTATGAATGTTGATAAAAGAACCTCAGCTTTTGAGTTTCCTGAAGTAAACGGAACTTACATACAGGACAATGGACATTCGGGGCGGCGCTTCCCTCTTAATATTTTCTTTTGGGGTTCTGATTACGATTTAGAATCTAATGCTTTTTTAGACGCTCTTTTAGAGTCTGGAGTAGGTCAACTTGACCATCCTATCTATGGTTTGCGTGATGTGGTGCCATTCGGTACTATAGAAAGAATAGACAATTTAAAAACGGCTGCAAACCAAGCAATATTTCAGGTTTTATTCTGGGAAACTACAGGCATAATTTACCCTACTAATCAAAGCGACCCTACAACAGGGGCACTAGGGGCAATTGAAGATTTTAACGAGGGTGCAAGTATACAATTTGGCGACTTACTTGATGTAGATTCTGCAATTGAGGAAGTAACCTTTATAGACGCTTTTCAGCAGGTTTTAACTACTACAAAGAATGCACTACAAGTAGTTGCTGACACTCAGGACAATGTACGACGACAATTTAATGCCATTAATAATGCGATAAATGAAAGTATTGAAATTCTCGTCGACACTCCAATAACTTTGGCTTTTCAGACTTTAGAACTTATACAAGCTCCAGGGCGTGCATTAACATCTATTACAGATCGTTTAGAGGGCTACGGAAATTTAGTAGAGTCACTAATTTCTGGTAATGGAGTTGCTGTGCAGTCTGGCAATGATTCAAGAGTCAATAATAAATTTCACACCGCTGATTTATACGCTCAAGGTTATGTAAGCGGCGCTCTTATTTCTTCGGTGAACAATCAGTTTAAGACGCGTACAGAGGCAATTAATTCTGCTGATTTATTATTTAATATGTTTGATCAGGTCACAGAATGGAGAGAGGAAAATTTTACAAGTTTAGAAATAATAGACACTGGTGAGGCTTATCAAGGCTTACAAGAGGCAGTAGCTATAACTGCTGGTTTCCTTGTTCAGATTTCTTTTACACTTTTGCAGGAAAGAAGATTTACGACAGATAGATCTCATACAATGGTAGATTTAGTGGGGCAACTTTATGGAGAGATTGACGAGCAATTAGATTTTTTTATCGACTCCAATAATCTTACCGGTTCTGAAATTTTAGAAATTCCTAAAGGCCGCGAAATAGTTTATTATGTCTGAGTATATAACAACATCCGGCGATACTTTTGAGAATATTTCACGGCAACAATATGGTGTTAGTAATCAGGCAACCTTAATAAGGAATGCCAATCCTGGAGTTACTGAGCCTTTAATAGCTGGTGTTTCTTTAACAATTCCTGCTAATCCAATAAAGCCTAATGATTTAAGTCAGAATTTATCTGTTATTCAAAATGATGAAACAAGTATAGAGATAGATGGTCAAATTTTTAAGTTTTGGGAATCTCTAAGTATTCAGGATAGATTTGACGGTATATCGAGCTTTAAGTTTAATGCACCTTTTGACTCTGTTTTTCCTGCCTTTAAAGATATTTTTAAACCTTTTACATATAAGCCTATACAAATTTATGTAGGTGGTGAAACAAGGTTTACAGGTACAGTAGTGGCTATTCGTCCAACTATTGAAGCTGACAGAAAAACCGTCAGTGTGTCGGGATATGCTACACCTGGAGTATTGCAAGATTGTACGCCATTTGCGCCCAATGATGATTATCAATTAGAATTTAATAATTTTGGTATAGTGGAAATAGCCTATTCTCTTGGAATTCCTTTCGGAGTTCAGGCAATCGGTGGTTTAGGTGCAAATGATGCCGCAATATTTAAGCGTGTAGCAATAGAGCCTAACGAAAGAGTCATGCCATTTTTAGCAGGATTGGCACGTCAAAGAAATCTAATTATATCAAATGATCCAAGCGGTGAACTATTATTTTATCAAGAGTCACCGGTTCCAAGTAGTCCTGAGAGTGTTTTTGGCCCTTCTGGATTAGGTCAATTAGTGGCAACATTAGAAGAAGGTTTTCAGCCTTTATTAAATGTTTCTCCATCTTTTAGAGAACAAGAATACTACAGTCATATTACAGCGTTGCAACCTTATTTAATTGGGTTGAGAGTAAGACAATATACTGTAAAAAATGAGAGATTACCCACTATTACAAGACCTTACACTTTTTATTCAAATGATTCAACAAATATCGCCGAAGTTCAGGAAGCGGCAGAAGCCAAAGCCGGATACATGTTTGCAAATGCAGTAGAATACTCAGTAGAAGTTAATACATGGCGTACATCTTCCGGTCAATTATGGAAAGTAGGGGACTTTATATCTTTAAAAGCTCCTGATGCGATGATCTTTAAACCCTATACATTTTTAATTCGTGGTGTAAATTTTATTAGAACTTCTACAGCTACAAAAGCAGTAATAAATTTAGTTATACCGGGAAGTTTTTCCGGTAAAGTGCCGGAGTCAATGCCGTGGGATTAGTAAGTAAACTTTTATCATTTGTCAGAACTCAGCGTTTTAATACTCCGATAAGTGACGTAAAAGTCGATATTGGTGGCAGACCTTTAAAAACTCTTGAGCATTTTTCCGCTCCTGGTGATGATTCATACCCATTAGTTGGTGACTATGTAGCGGCTTTGAGCCAAATACAAACCGGTCGCATGTCTGCTGTTGGTTATCATGACCCAATAAACACGCCAGTAACTTTAGCAGGTGGAAAGAGGATTTACGCTAGAAATGAAAGCGGTGAATCAATTTCTCAAGTTTGGCTAAAGAATGATAAAAACATTCAAATAGACAATGAATTTGGATTTGCGACTATCACCCCTGAAGGAATAATTAAAGTTAATAATTCTATCGCTGAGGGGACATTTTTTGAAACTGGCAAAATTTTATTAAATAACGCTGTAGCCTCTGCAACACTTTTTGAAAATGGTAAAATAGCCTTAACTAATGGTTTGGGAACTATAAGCATAGCAAGTAATGGTGATGTTGATTTTGATAATGGATCAGGTTTTATTAAAATAGATTCAAGTGGTAATGTTAATATCAATGGTGTAATTATAGATAGTAGCGGCGATATAACAGCGCCTAATTCATTGGTACTTAATAATAAAGAGCTTAACAGCCATACACATGGTGGAGTACAGTCTGGTAGTAGTAATACGGGGCCAAATAATTAAATGAGTGATGTATATTTATTTCAAACGAATGATGACGGTGAAATTTGCATAGAGAATGGAATTGTCAGCCTAACTGGTGGTTTAGATACTGCTGCTTATTTGTCACTGTTTGGCGGGAATGAACAAGATGACGGGTCACAGAATACGAGTCTCAATTACTGGGGCAATATTCTTGAGAATGACAAAGCATTTCAATATAGAAGTCAAACACAATATTTATTGAGGTCTATACCTTCAGTTAGCTCTAACTTATTGAGAATCGAAGAGGCCGTTTTACGGGATTTACAATGGATGCTAGATAATAATACGGCGTCTTCTATAGAAGTAACTGCAACTATTCCTAATGTTAATCGCGTAAATATCGCTATTACAATTTTAGCTCAAGGCAACGAATCAGAATTTAATTTTACAGAAAATTGGATAGCCGGTGGCGGCACTACAGATAATTAAGGTTTTATAAAATGGCACTTTCAACACCGACGACAAAAGAAATAAATGATAATATCATTGCACAATTGGAAAGTTCTATAGGTCAATCTATACCGCTTTTACCTAAAAGTTTTTTGAGGGTATTAGCCAAAACATTAGCGGCTGTATTTACATTACTTTATAAATATTGTGGTTTCATATTTTTACAGATTTTTGTTAAAACTGCCAGTATTAAAGAGACAGAAATAAATGGTCAAATTGTTTCTCCTCTTATAGAATGGGGTCGTTTAGTTGGCGAAGGTGATCCAGTGGCGGCAACTAATGCACAATTAAACATTCAAATTACTGTAGAGAATCAAACTGGAACTTTAAATAGTGGCGCTCAGTTAGTCGGGGCGACTAATGGCGTAACTTACCTAACTTTAACAGCCGTTAATCTTGATGCCCCTACAAAAAATGTTGAAGTTTTAGCCGTGGCTGACCAGTCTGGGGGTGGTGGTGCTGGTGTTATTGGTAATTTAAATCCAAGTGAAATTTTAAATTTTGCTAATCCATTGCCAAATGTAGCAAGTGAAACTGTTGTTATATCTCAAACAGTTACCGCTGCCGATAAAGAGGGTACAGAATTTTATAGGCAAAGAATAATTGATAAGTTCCAGAAGCGTCCACAAGGCGGCGCATATGCTGACTATGAGGACTGGGGCGAAGAGGTGGCAGGTATAATAAACGTTTATCCCTATACTTCTGATTGTCCTGGGCAGGTAGATGTATATTCAGAAGCGACAGAAGCCTCAAGTGGCTCACCGGATGGCATACCAACCACAGCACAATTACAAGCTGTTAAAGACTCTATAGAGCTTAATGAAAATGGTTTAGCAAGCAGAAGGCCAGCGGGCGCACTTGTTAATTCATTACCTATAACAAGACGTGTATTTGACGTTACTGTTACTGGATTAGATGTAGAAGATTCAGCAACAGTACAGCAGCAAATTAATGAAGCTGTAGCTGAATACTTTACCAACAGTGAGCCTTTTATTGCAGGATTGAGCATATTGCCTAGATTAGATAGAATTACTAATACTGGTGTAGGTGGAATTGTTGACGATATAGTTTCTGCAAATGGTGGAGTTTTTGCCGGTGTCCTAGTGCAAACAAATGGATCTGGCGTAAATATTTACCAATTACAAGAAGGCGAAAAAGCAAAGTTAAATGATTCTGGGGTTGTCTTTGCATAATGAATTTTTTAAACATATACAAGCATCTTTTACCTAATGCTAAATCTTGGAGGCTTTCGGCCAATAAAAAGCTAACTGCTTTATTCGATGGCTTAACAGGCATAATAAGCGATACTAAATTATTTGCCGATTTAGTTTGGTTGGATATTTTCCCGCAAACAACAAGAGAGCTTGACTTGTGGGAGGATCAATGGGCTTTACCCGCTGGCGATTTAACTGAACAAGAAAGAAGAGATAGACTTGATGCAACTTGGAAAGCTTTAGGCGGTCAAGATCCGAGATACATACAGGATACTTTACAAGCTGCGGGTTTTGACGTTTATATACATGAGTGGTGGACACCAGGAACAGAGCCAGTTACAGGCGTTAAATCTTGCGCTATCCCTAGAAATCCAAATAATTATTTAGTCGAAGGCGGTCAAGCTTATATTGTTGCATGTGGTGAAGATGTAGCACAATGCGGCGAGCCATTAGCACAATGCGGGGAAAGATTAGATTATTCTACAGGCTATCCTCTAGTTAATAAAGTCTCATTTACTGAATTGCAACTTATACCATTATGTGGAGAGATAGAAGCAGCAGCGGGCGAGCCTAGAGCACAGTGTGGCGATTTTGACGAAGTTTTCTTTAAGCAAAAAGAATACATTATACCAGGGTCAGAAGACTCAGATAAATGGCCTTATTTCGTTTATTTTGGCGCTGAAACATTTCCAGATAAGGCAACTATTCCAGTTACTAGAAAAGAAGAGTTTGAGGATTTATTATTAAAGATATGTCCATTACAATTATGGATAGGCGTTTTAGTGGATTTTGTTGGATCTGAATTTGAGTTTATAAACAATGATCCTTTTGAGTTTTTAGATAATGAAATATTTAATTTTGTTGAGGAGTAATAAATGGCAACGTTAAATAGTAGGCCGGTAAAAACTCCGGCAATTGATGATTATTTATATGGTATAAACAATGCAGGCAATGCAGAAGGTAGGGTTTTAGTAAATGACCTTTTAGCCTTAGGCGTGCAACCCAATTTCATAAGAAATTTAGCCGGTGGTACTTTAGATTCAGGTAGAAAATATATTTGTTCTGGAACTGCTGCAAGAACGTTGCCAGCAATTACTACTGATGGTGAAGTTATCACCATTGTAAGAAATGATCAAGTAAATGATTTTTTAGTAAATCCAGATGGATCAGACACTATTGAAGGTGACCCATCTTTTAATGTCGATGTAAATAAAACAGAATTTAATTTAATAGCAAACCTAAGCGGTACAAACTGGGAGGTTTACGTATAATGGCTAATTTAAGTGATTTTATAGGGGGTGGAGGTCTACCTCAAGCTATTTTTAGAGACGTGCAATCAGCTGGAGTGGCAGGGACTTCTATAACAGGGGTAGCAACTATACAGACGTTTAACGACACTGTTAAAACCCAAGGATTTGTAACCAGATCCGGAAATGACTTTACATTTCCTGATGCGGGGACGTATGCGGCGTTCCTAACTGACTCAGGCGAGGGCAACACTCTTGGCGAAGTACAGTACTGGATACGAAATACTAGCGGTACTGCCATTGGAGGTATAAAAAAACCTGTACCTGCATCAACCATAGGCAAGGGGCTTGAGGTGTCGGATATAATATATTTTACCACAACGACCACAAATGAAGTGATTAACCTTTACGCAGAGGGTACTTTAACCGTCTCGAAACCGGCAATTAACCCAAGTAACTCGGATGAAGAGTATTACCAACAAATAGCATTTAGTAAGGTGTCATAATGAGGAAACATATATCATATATTTTTAATAGTTTATACAGAGCGCAACCTATGCGTTGCGACGTACCAAACGGGGCAACCAATATCCAAGAGTTTGAAAGTCTTGAAGATTTAAAAAAAAGTCAAGGATATAAAGATCAGATTGCGAAACAAGAAGCCGAAAAATTAGATATAGAATCGGAGTAAGATAATTATGAAAAGGGTATTTTTATTTTTAATATTAACATTAAGTGCGGCTTGTGCTCAAGACTTCTATGTATTTGCCGGTCAATCTAACATGAGTGGTCAAGGCAAATCTGAGGATCTATGCCTATCTGATTTAGATACAGATAGTATTTGGGGTTGGGATTGGGTGCAAAATAAATTTGTTACTAATCTTAATCCTCTTGAGAATAACCATGTATTTAGGGCAGAAGCATTGCATGGTTATCCTTTTGACCGTACCGGTTTTTGGGGGCCAGAATTGGCAGCTTTAAGAGTTATTAGAGATAAAACACAAAGGCCGGTTTATTTCATAAAATATGGTTGGGGTGGGTCTTCCCTTATGGCTGGTCATCAAATAAATAATAATTGGCAAGCAGATTTATATGATAGGCTCCATGATGAAGTTGCTTTGACAGGTCGTACACCTACAGCTTTTTTATGGATGCAGGGAGAAACTGAATCAATAACAATTCAAAGAGCTAATCAGTATTATGATCTACTTTCAGATTTTATAGATCGTGTAAAAAGTGAAATTTGCTCAGGTTTATTTATTGCCGGTCAAGTATCTTTTAGGTTTTCGGATGCTATTGGAACTCAAGAATCCATAGAAGGCAATGAAATTGTTCAAGCGGCACAGCTCCAATTGAATCAAGAGAATAAATTAAAGCTTGTTGGGACTGATGACCTTACTAAGTATCGCGATGATTTAGGCCATTTTGACGCACGATCACTGCGTTTGTTTGGTGTAAAGATGGCTCTACAAGCTTTATATGGTCACACAACAAATAATTCTCATGCTTACCCTGAAGTTATAGGGGATTATGATAATGACGGCTATACCGATGCTTTATGGTCTATGAGGTCTGGCACTGATAAAGTTTTTAAAATATGGAAAATGTATAAAAATTATCAAGTGCAAGGACAATTTAATATTTATTGGAATGGATATATTTTAAATAGAATAAATGAAAGATACAAATTTATAAATTCATTAGATGTTGATAATGATAGGGATTTCGACATATATCACACTAATGGAATAAATCACAATATATGGCGTTTGGATTGGCCGAACGTAACACACTCAAAATGGTTAAAGGAGTAAATTAAAAATGGCTTTAAATCCCAATGCGAGCTATCCTACACAAACAACTACACCGGATGCAAATTATCCCTATGGCGGTGCTCAGAATGTAACTACACCAGGTGATAATACGGGTACTCCGTGGACTGCACCTATTGTAAATGATTTATTCGGATTTCAGCAAGCTCTATTACAATCTGCTGATATAACTCCAACAAATACACCTGATAATGCCCAATCATCACAATATTTAGAAGCTTTAACTAAATATATAGGTCGTGCAGAATTTGAAAGCAGGACAATAACAGTTCCAGCCGGTGCAACATTTTCAGACATTCAAACTCTATGGGATGACCGTGGCACTTATATACCAAGAGGTGTAATTTTAACTTATGATTATGAAGCGGATACATATGTTGGCGCTTCTAATGAAATTTTGACATGGAAAGGTTATGCTGGGGGTGGACTTGTCATTCATAAGGGGCCTGCACAGCCAGCACCTAAAGCGGTTAAATTTACGGGGCCAGGGGCTAAGCCTTATGAAGAGTTCCCGCCTTATAGTAATGCAGATGCTGAAAGGTATTTAGTGCAAGTTACCGATAGTCAATTTGTTCTTTTTGGTGATATTGAATTTGAAATGACTGTATCCGGAGCAACGAATAAAAGTGCTGCTGTACTTGTTACTGAGTCAACAGTATCATTTAATGATTGCGTTGTATCAAATGCGACAACAACAGGTACACAAGTCTATGGTGTACAATCCCAAAATCGGGGAAACATGGTTTTATCTGATGTAGATATTACTTGCCCGACTGGATTGGCAACAGATGTATCGGTATGTGTTGGGGCTACACTAAAAGGCACATATACCGCAATTAATACAAGCGGCACGGCTGATTATGGTTATAGAGTTGTAGACTCTACAGCCTCATATACAGGTAATACTATTTCTGCCAGTACAAGCCTAACCACTATTGACCGTGGACAAATTTACACTTAGTTAGCTATGGGTATTTTGAGGTATCTAAGGCGTAGAATATCTAAAAAGGTGGGCTATTTTACGTGTGCCCACCTTTCTCCCCTTAGTATCTTTCTTTGATCGTGACTGGGAAAC